CTCAACACCCTGATCAAGGACTGGAAGGGCTTCAAGGTCTGCCCAGAGTGCTACGAACCCAAGCATCCGCAGTTGGAGCCCAAGCGCACAATCACTGAGCCCCAAGCCTTGTACCAGCCGCGCCCCGAAGCCCGCATGGCGGTCACCATTTATTTGGGCGAAACCACTGACACATCGTTTGCCAGCATCGGTATGATGCCAATGCCGTATGCCAAGCCTTTGTGGGCAACTGGATACTTGGCCCCGGTGAGGACAAGCATCACATGAACTACAACGAACTCAGCGCTGCGATTGTTGCGTACACCGAAAACACGAGCAGTGACTTTGCCAATGAAATCCCGGTCTTTGTAAGGCAGGCGGAGCAGCGCATCTACAGCTCGGTTCAGCTCGCAAATCTGCGCAAGAACGTCACGGGCTACTTGACTTCGGGAAATAAGTACCTGCAGTGCCCCTCGGATTTTTTGTCAACGTACTCGTTGGCCGTGATTGATGGGTCGGGAGACTACACCTACCTGCAGAACAAGGACGTCAACTTCATCCGCCAGGTGTACCCATCGGCTTCGTATTCAGCGCTGCCCAAGTACTACGCCATTTTTGGCCCGCGGTCGGATAACGAAGACGAGTTGTCCTTCATTGTGGGACCGACGCCAAACGCTTCGTACCAGGTCGAGCTGCACTACTTCTACTATCCCGAGTCAATCACTGTTGCCGCGGACGGCCGGACTTGGGTCGGGGACAACTTTGATTCTGTGCTGCTGTATGGCTCGCTGGTGGAGGCATACACCTACATGAAGGGCGAACCGGACCTGATGGCTTTTTACAATCAGAAGTACGTTGAAGCGCTGGTGTTGTTGAAGAACCTGGGTGATGCCAAGCAGCGGGGCGATGCGTACCGAGATGGCCAGGTCAAGTTGCCGGTGAAGTGACATGATTACCGCAGGCTTGACCAACAGTTTTAAGGAGCAGCTCCTCCGAGGGGAACAGGACCTCTCGGCGGACGTGCTCAAGATCGCTCTGTACACCTCGGCGGCTGATTTGGGTCCGTATACAACGGCCTACAGCGCAACGAATGAAATTTCGGGTACTGGGTATGTGGCTGGCGGTGAGGTGCTGCTCAATGTGACGGTCAACGTCAGCCAAACGCTCAATGTGGCCTACGTGTCGTTTGACAACCCAACCTGGCCCGGGTCCACGTTTACAACCCGTGGTGCCTTGATTTACAACTTCACGAAATCGGGCAAGTCAATTGCCGTGCTGAACTTTGGCTCCGATCAAACCACTTTGAATCAGGCCTTCCAGATTCAACTTCCTACCAACAACCCAGAAACTGCGCTAATCCGCATCCTCTAAGGAGTCTTAGATGAGTAACGAACTTGCAAAGGCCAACGACTTCGTTGCAAGCGGCCTGATTGCCGGAACCCAAGCCTCTGAGGGCGCAACTGCCGTTGGGCACTACAAACTGGAGTGCTTTGACAAAGACGGTAACTTGAAGTGGGAAGTCGAAGGCGACAACCTCGTGGTCAATGTGGGCCTCCAGTACATGGCTGGTACTGCTTTGACCTCCACGGCTCAGATCACCACTTGGTATCTGGGTCTGATCACTGGCCCCGGCGTGACGACCTCTGCCACGGACACGATGTCGTCCAAGGGTTGGACTGAGTTCACGGGCTATAGCAACGCCACCCGCGTGGCTCCCACGCTCACGGCTGCAACCAACGCCAACCCTTCCGTGGTGACCAACTCGGGCACGCCTGCTAACTTCACCATCAACGCCACGGGCACGGTGGGCGGTGCGTTCCTGACCAGCGGTTCTGCCAAGGGTGGTACGACCGGTACGCTGTTCTCTGAGAAGGCATTCTCTTCGCCGGGTGACCGCTCTGTGGTGTCGGGCGACATCTTGGCAGTGACCTACACCTTCAGTCTCGCCGGGTAAGGATGCGATGTGGCCGAAGGCGGGTGGGGTTCAGGCACCTGGGGTCAGGCCGGATGGGGTGATTCGGTCTATGACCGTGCCGTTTCCGAAACGGCTACGGGTACCGACGCTCCTGCGTCTAACACCACATTTGCCACGGCTGTCACCGAGACAGCCACAGGCACAGACGCCAACGCCGCCGCAGTCACTTTTGCCGGGACAATTGCTGAGTCCGCCACCGGCACAGACGCGATCAGTGCAGCCCAAACATTTGATGGGCAGGTCGCTGAAACAGCCACGGGCACGGATGCAATCAGTGCTGCTCAGACCTTCAACGGTCAGATTGCTGAGTCGGCCACAGGCACAGATGATGTCTCGGCACTTGCCACCTTCGCCTCAGACATCGCTGAATCCGCTACTGGAACAGATGATGTTTCTGCCCTTGCAACCCTGGGTGCGGCGGTCAGCGAATCGGCCACCGGCACAGACAGCATTGACGCTGCGGCAACCTTCGGGGCAGCGGTCAGCGAAGCAGCAACAGGTACAGACACAGTTGATGCGTTTGCCATCCTGCCCGGAGATGTTGCTGAATCGGCCACAGGAACAGACGCCACAAGCGCAGCCCAGACATTCAATGGGCAGGTTTCAGAAACGGCTACGGGCACAGACGCGGAGTCTGCTGCCTTCTTGTTTGCTTCGTCAATTGATGAGTCAGCCTCGGCTTCAGACGCCGTTGTGGGCGCGGCCACCTTCGGCGCCGCAGTTACAGAAACCGCTACAGGGGCAGACGCTGTATCAACAGCGCAGACCTACGGCACAACGATTTCAGAATCGGCATCAGCTTCTGATGTCAACGCAGCGGCGGCACGGTTTGTTGCCGCCATCCAAGAACTTGCCACGGCCACCGACGACATATCCGGCAGACCCCTCTGGGAAATCATTGATGACACCCAGACAGCCAATTGGCAGAATATCAACGATGTCCAGACCGCAGGGTGGACTCAGGTCACCAACACCCAAACGGCAAACTGGCAAACAATCACCGACACCCAGACCGCAAGTTGGGCAGAGGTAGACGACACTCAAGACGCCAACTGGACGGTCATCAATACATAGGAGCATTCCATGCCCACCTCATATTCCCCCCTTCTTGGTCTGGCCCTCCCCGTCACGGGTGAACTCTCTGGCACTTGGGGCGACACGGTTAATGACTACATCACCAAGTACCTTGACTCTTCGGTTGCGGGTACGCAGACCATCAGCGGTTCTCAGACGGCTGTAACCCTGAGTGTCACGAACGGCACCACGCTCGTTCAAGTTGGCTCTGGAGCCACGGGTTCTGCCCAGTATCAGGTCATCAACTGCACGGGTAACCCTGCGAGCCTGTTGACGGTCACGGTTCCGGCGCAAAGCAAAACTTATGTGGTGGTCAACGCCACCTCCACGAGCCAGCAAGTCAAGATTGTTGGTGTAGGTCCGACCACGGGCGTGACCCTGGATGCGGGCGAGAAGGCTGTTGTAGCCTGGAACGGTTCGGACTTCATCAAGGTTGCCACCAGCACGGTGGACGGCGTGTCCACCATCAGTTTTGGCACCACTGGTCTGACCCCTTCGACAGCCACATCTGGCGCGGTCACGGTTGCGGGCACTCTGGTTGCAGCCAACGGCGGCACGGGGCAGTCTTCCTACACCACAGGTGACCTGCTGTACGCAACGGGGTCAACCGCCCTGAGCAAGTTGGGCATCGGCACTAACGGGCAGATTCTGACCTCTACAGGAACGGCTCCTCAGTGGTCTACCCTGTCTGGAGTGGCTGTCACGACCTTCTCCGCAGGCACCACGGGCTTTACTCCGTCTTCTGCCACCTCCGGCGCAGTGACCCTCGCGGGAACCCTTGCCACCACGAACGGCGGCACGGGCCTGACCTCGTTCACGGCCAACCGCGTTTTTTACGCTTCTTCCACGAGCGCCATTGCTCAGAGCGCGAACCTGACCTTCGACGGCACCACGCTGACGGCAGCGAACTTCACGGATTCCTCCCTGACCTCGGGCCGGGTGACTTACGCCACCACGGGTGGAAACCTGACGGACAGCGCGAACCTGACGTTTGATGGGACTTCGCTGACGCTCGGTGGGAATCCCACCCTCTCAGCGGGAACGGCAAATGGCGTTGCGTATTTGAATGGCAGCAAGGTGCTGACCACGGGGAGTGCGCTGACGTTTGATGGCTCTAGATTGGGTGTTGGAATTTCTCCAACCCAAACTATTGACGCCAATGGCGCAATTCTCGCACGCTCAAATTTGATTGCCTACACCGCTTTGGTGCTTCAGCGTAGCAGTAGCAGCCTTGAATTGCCTGTCGCCGCCTATACCAACGGCAGCGGAAACATTTTGGCTTCCAACACAAAAGGCGACATCGTTGCATTTGGCAATGTCGGCGGAGATGGCATCATTTTTGCCAACGCAAACCTTGAAGCCATGCGCCTGACCTCTACCGGGTTGGGCATTGGGACGAGTTCGCCTGCTTATAAGTTGGATGTATCAAGTGCATCTACGCCAGTTGCAAGATTTACAGGCTCGGCCAACGCTTATGTAGATTTCTCTGACGGCACGGTAACTTCAAGGCTGCAAAACAGTGGTGCGTTGCTATTTGGCACTACATCAAAC